TGCCGCCATTGCGAACCTCTACATCGTCACGATTTGCTTGTTGTTCTGTGTCATTGCGAGTTGCTGACATAAACTTAAACTCAAGCTCGCGTGGCATACCTAGGTATGAATAAGAAAGGTTTGTAATAATCTTAGATAGCCAATTTTGTAGTGGCTCTAGTCCTAGTTGCTGACCTGCATCTGCTTCACCTTGCTGATGACCGCTTGAACCAAGTCCACCCTTTTGACTAAATCCAATCTCTGTTGGCAATACGCCAAAGTGACCGCAAATAGAGGTGACTAGGTAATGGTCAAAAACATCGCTGAACTTCTCGCCATAGCCTGTGAGCTGAACTGCCTTGAGTCCTGCTGGCATAATGCGAGCGCGCTTGCGTTGTTCTGTTTGTCCCGCAAGGTCATCGTTGAGAATGTTCTCGTATGCGCGAAGCAACTCAGGGTTGTTACCAAAGGTTGCATCTGTTTCAAAGATCATTTCAGGAACAACACCATCGGTGTATTCAGCGCGAATCCATTGTTGACGGCGCAAGTAAATATCTGCCACCATAAGGCAACGCTCAACAGGTGAGTATCCGTACACAGTCCAAGTACGGCGGTTCATAATGTTGTAAACAAGTTGGTCGGATGTGAACTCACCATCTGCTTCAGGTGAATCATCTGTAATGCCAAATTCTGTACGAGGGAAGCCGTAAAGAATCTGTTGGTAAGCAGGGCCTTCTTCGGGTGTTGGGCGGAATCCTAGGTCGTTAATAAGTGGCTTGATAGTTGAACCATCTAGCACCTTAAAGCCCATTAAATCTCCACCAACAGTCTTTTGAGGCCATAGCGCCCACGCATCAAGAACAAGGATTTCCTCTAAGCAGAGTTTAATCCAATCGGCAAATGTCAAGCCTTCTTGAACATCGGGCATTTTCCAAAAGTCTGTAAGGCGATCAATTTCAGGAGCTAACTTCTCGCGGGCAGCATCCATAGCCTGTAGGTGATTGCCACCTAATTCAGAAATAATCTTTTCGCTTGCTGAATCTGAAATAACAATATCCCAATTAAGGGCAGAAACCTTAGCCTTGAGAACTTCTACGCAACGGCGAATGATGTCAATTTGATCAGCAGCAGCGCGAAGTGTCTTGAAAGGAACAAGGCGTGTTTCGGTGATGTTGATGTTCTGAGCAACAAGAAATTCATAACGGCGTGGGTCAGGGCGGCCTCTTTCACCAAGAGGGTTAATCGCACCTGGTACTAAAGGAACGCCAGGAGAGAACGGCACATTGGCGATATTAGAATCGCGTGGAAGTGGAACCTGTGTGCCATAACCTGAGTTTTGGTTAATAGCTTGGTTACGCATCTGTGTTTCTGTCATCGCAACTGAGCCAGTTGGGAGTGTTGGGGCTTTAGTAATCTCTGCCGCTACTCGCGCAGCGATACGGTCAAGCAGACCCATAGTTTCTCCTTATGTTATCGAACCCACAACATTCCAACATCAGCAGTTGGGCGTAGGTTTGCTACTTTCCATCCATGCGATTCCCACGCGCGGGCGCGAGCATCAATTTGTCCTTGTAGTAAATCTGCAAAATCAATCGGCAACCAATCATCGTCAGGTGGAAATTGAAGATGATTTTCAATGAACCGAATTGAAAACTCTGTGTAGCCAAGTAAGGCTAGGTAATCTAGTTGCTTGCTGTGTTCAGCAAGCGTGGCGTATGTCCACTCAAAAGCGATTACGCCCATCTTGCGGGTCATGCCTTTGAATACTGACCACTCAGCGCCTTCAACATCTATCTTGATGAGATCAGGCTCGCCATACTTATCAGCCAGGGTATTTAGCGTGATCGTTGTAGCTTGTGTAGTCCAAAAATCTTTACCTGCGTATGGCATTGTTTCCGCCGTTAGCCAGTCTTTATTGAGGGTACTTAGCCCATCTTCTGCTGCTTCGTAGAACTCTACGCGGTCATAGTCTTTGTCAGATACGGCGTATTTAAGCGATATGACATTTGGGTTGTAGATAAAATTCTTGACTAGCTCGCGATACATTCGTGAAGGCTCTATGGCAATTACTTTGTAGCCGAGGTTTAGACCGGCAACTGTGGCATCGCCTCTGTTAGCACCTATGTCAAATAATACGAGCAAGGTTATCTTCAACCGCTTGGCGGTATTCAGGCGCTATATCCATCTCAAGCAATCGCTGAAATGTGCTAACGGATTCATCTTTGCGACCAATCCACCAAGCAGATACGGCCCGCTCAAACATCAAACAATATATCCCATGATAATCAACATCATCAGGAAGCGGTGTGTTTATGGCTTGATTGCTACCCATACGCGCCCATGTGTAACACTCTTGCCAATTTTGTTGGCGTTCGTGAAATCTAGCCATCCAAAAGTACGCTTCAGGGCGATAAGGCAAGTAACTGACCGCTTGAAGGATGCAGTTAGAAACTGTGTGCAGTCTGTCGTTTTGCTCTTCAAAGCATTTAGCAAGTTTGAGAAGTGATACATAAACAAGGCTAGGGTGTGAATCATTGCCGTACTCAGCCGTTCTTAGATAGAACGATACTGCGCTCGCTGTTTGTTTCTCTTTATCGTATGCCTGGGCAACTTGAAAGTTTAGTTTAGGGCTAAAAGGGTCATGCGATAAATCAACAATAAGGGCTTCAATAGTCATAGCGCCTCCGCAATCATGTCCTCAACAATACCGTGAGGAACACGAAGCACAAAAGCGGCGTTATCTTGAAAGCCAAAAGATACAAGTAAATCGCCTTCATACTCAGCAGCGCCTACGCAAAACTCAATCCGACCATCTAGGAAACTAAATGGCTCAGGTGATATGCCGACAAGGTTTAAGTCATCGTCATATACGCAAAGTCTGTGGCGATAAATGCCATCTTTTTGACTGAGGTAATTCTTAAATAAATCTACTTCGTGAGTGATAGCAATATACACGCTACCCCAACGAATAAGTTGTGAGCCTCCGCGCTGGTCTTTCTCAGGTTGTACGCCCTGTTTAAGAGCTACCTGCTGCGCCATCGTACCTTCTGCCTTCATAACCTCAATAGGGCTATGCCACTTAACAAAGTGAAAAGGTTTGTTGAGTATCGGCATCCAATTCTTCTCACAGTATGACTGTGATGGAACTTCTATGCGCTCGCGGGAAATCTCTTTGATAGTCCAAGTATCTTTGTCTATGGATACTTTGCTTTTCTCCATACGACCTACGCCGTTAGTTGTAGTATCGCGCCGAACGCCTATGAGGTAGTAGTCATCCCAATATACAAGGCGAGCATCCTCAAGTCCTACAAACTCCCAAATGGGTTGATGTAGCTCTAGCATCTCAACCTTGGCGCAATCTGTTACTTCAAGATCGCTATTGAGTCTGACCACATAATTCTCAGTAACGAGTCGTTGGTCTTTTTCAGGATGTAGATAAGCAAGTGGCCCCCAACGAGAGGGAAATCGTTGCTCGTTCTCTGAGTGATAAAGAATGTAATTGACTACTCGAACATTAACAAGAATATCGCCTTCATTGTCTATGAAAACCGATGGGTTCATCCCGCCGAATGTTCCTGGTATTGCTATCGGTGCTAACTTGCCACCTTGTCCAACCGCCTTTTGGACTAAATTCATACGCCTACCTTAACAGATTACTTTGTTATCGCCGCAATCTCATCGGCTGTTAGACCAAGAGCCGCTAGTTTAGCCTGAGCCGCAGCCTTGTCTGCTTCTACCTTTGCTGCTTCTGCTTCTGCCGCAGCCTTTTGGTCTGCTGCTGCTTGAGCCGCAACAGCCTGTGCTGCAATTTCGTCAGCGGTTAAATCACGAGTGGTGACAACACCTGTCTCACAATTTACTTCTACTGCTTGTGGTGTATCTGCCATTTGTTTCTCCTTAGTTAGTTTTAATAGGTATTAACTGGATGCTATGCCGTAAAGGTAAAAGGTTGAGTATTGGACAAAAGTGCCTGTATCGGGCAGCAAAGTTATAGATGTAATTGCAGCAGTATTTGACCATAAACCAGCAGTCAAATACAAACCATTAGCCGTTGTGCCATTGTCTTCACTGGCCGCATCTACAGAGGTTGATTTATTATTGCTTGAAACATAATTAGGAACATAATATTCAATATTAGTAAACTGAACTGTATTCATCGGTGCGCGAATGGTTGTAGAACTACTATTTGAACCAACTGTTGATGCACCTACTCCATACAAAACTTTATCCGTTAATGAAGATGTTGACCCATTAAAATTTATGCGTAATTCGGAAGCGCTTGATGCGCCTTTAGCAGAAACTTTTATAACCAAATCCGTATAAGTAGCAGGAATAGACGAAAAGGTAACGCTGGATACACCGCCTGAACCTACTACGATTGGTGAGCCGATAAGAGTCATTGTTGGATTAGCCATTATTTATATCTCCTATGCTGCGGCTATGCCGTAAAGAGTGAAGGTTGAACCGATTGCATAAGTTCCTGAATCACCATAAACTTTAATAGTATTTATCGCTGATGTGCTACGCCACATTGAAACTGTTGCGTCAATATAATTACTTGGAGCAGAACCTCTTGAAAGCCAAGTTTTGTAAATGTTAGTATTTGAATAATTTAAAAAATGAGTAATTGCTACAGCAGTTCCAGTAATAACGCCGCCATATCCAAAATTTATATTAGACCCTTTTTGAGAAGCAGCAGCACTACCTGTGCCATATAGTTGAGTTAAAGAATAATTACTTCCAGTATCTATTGTGCTATTACCAACTTGAATAGCAGAATTTGCCCCAATACCAGTTGTAGGTGAACTTATTACTAACACCAAATCTGTATAAGTAGATGGAATGCTTGAAAAAGTATATGAAGCGGCAGCACTACCTAATGTAGTAGTAGCAATAGGAACATATGTTGGACTAGCAGCCATTAGAGTACCCCGTAAAGTGCGAAGGAAGAGTATTGAGCAAAAGAACCTGTATTAGGTGCAAGTGTTATTGAAGTAATTGCACTTGTGTTATACCAACCGCCTGAGTTTAAAGAAATAATACCTGAGCCATTTTGGTCAAACCCATTCAAAATTCTTGCTGTTTTGTTTTTTGAAATATTTTTATAATCTAATACATCAACAATTGCAAGGTTAGGATAAGAACTTGAAGTTGCATTTCCGTTGGGCCAAATTTTAATTGAATTTGTACTACCTGAGCCTTCGGCATAAGCACTTGCTCCAGCACCCTGAACTAAATGGTAACTGTAATTAGCGCCAGTATCTCCATTAAAAGTAATATCCATACGAGCGTTTGTAAATATGGACATTGACCTAATTTGCAAATGCGTATAAGTGTTAGGAATAGAACTAAATGTAATACTGCTTGCTCCACCTGAGCCAACTGTTACGGTTTGAATAGATGAATAGTTATTGGTAACTAAATGCCCCGATATTTGCGAGGCGTATATGCCGATTGAAGATGACATTTTAGGCTATGTCCCCAATGGCAATCCAAGAGTCTGTTCCGAGTTTACGAAGAGTTATGGCGGAATTCTGTGTGCGAGTCTTTGGGGTAGCTGATGTCGCGCCAGTTGAAACAACGGTCACACCTGATGCTCCTGAAACTGTTACCTGTCCTGCGCCAAATTGAACAAGGTCAACGCAAGCGCCGATAGGAAATGCCACAGATGCGTTAAGCGGGATTGTTACGGCGATTGCTGATGCGTTAGCAAGAGTAATCAGCGAAGTATCGTCACTTAGAACAAGGGTGTATGAAGTTCCTGTTTGAGTGTTGATTGCCTGGGTAATAACAGGAGATGTCAAAGTCTTGTTAGTAAGAGTCTGTGAGCCTGTCAAAGTAGTAACAACAGAAGTATCTACGGCGATTGTTCCTGATGTTGAGATAGTTCCGCCTGTAAGACCTGTTCCTGCGGTAACAGAGGTAACTGTTCCTGCTGCTGCGTAAGAGAGTGAAGTCCACGCGGTTGAGCCATCGCCAATCTTAAACTTCTTCGTATCAGTTTCATAACCGATTTCGCCATTAGCAAGCGTTGGATTGTTTGATGTCCAGTTAGCGGCTGTATCGCGGCGTTGTTGTAGGCGTGATGTCATTTTATCTCCTAGTTAGAAACTGACCGTTGATGCACCCGCATCAATGGTGTAAGTCCAAGTTGTTGTTGATGAAGTTCCTGCATCGTAAATAATGTCTGTGTTTGGAATGGAATTGCCACCATCGAGGTAATCAACAATGTAGTTAGTTCCGCTTGTTCCTGCGGTTCCCTGAATTGCTTGACCTTGAAGGCCCTGCGTACCCTGTAATCCAAATGTTCCTTGGATGCCTTGAAGTCCAAGTGAGCCTTGCGTTCCTTGTTGACCTGTAAAGCCTTGTGTGCCAGTAGTTCCTTGGAAGCCTGTTGTGCCTTGTGAACCAGTAGCACCTTGCGTTCCAACAAATCCTTGAGTACCCGTAGCACCCTGAGTACCGATAGTTCCTTGAGAACCTGTTAGCCCTTGTGTACCCGTAGTTCCTTGAGCGCCGTTACTTCCGTTAGAACCAGCAGTACCTTGCGCGCCTGTTGAGCCAGTAGTTCCTTGAGAGCCGTTTGTGCCAGTTGTTCCTTGGATACCTGTTTGACCTGTCGCACCTTGAACACCTTGCGTACCAATTAAACCTTGGAGTCCTGTTGAACCTGTCGTTCCCTGAGAACCTGTAGCGCCTGTGAAACCTTGTAAACCAAGAGTTCCTTGCGTTCCTTGAGTACCCGTAGAACCTGTAATTCCTTGCGCGCCTGTCGTTCCCTGCGCACCTGTAGAACCTGTTGTTCCGATTGCGCCCTGAGTTCCAACTGCACCTTGAATTCCTGTAGTGCCTTGGATTCCTTGTGCGCCTGTAGCTCCTGTTGAGCCTTGTGTTCCTTGTGGGCCAATACCACCAGTTTGAGCAAAAGTAATTGGGTCTGTACCAATAATAATCCAACCGTTAGATTGGCTACCTATTGAGTTTTCAATCCAGTTAGTACCTGATTGCGTTGTACCAGCAACTACATAAAGGAAATCGCCGTATTCGACTTCGCCATTAACAGAGTTATTGTAATCAGTTGCGCGAGTAAGGATATAAGGAGTTGAACCTGAACCTTGTTGCGTAACTACATAAATACCATTTTGTGTTTGAGTAGTTTGATTCTTAACAAGTACGCGATCATTAGTAGTAAATGAAACTCCATCAACTGAACCACGACCATTGCTAGTAGCAGTAAGAGTTGCGCCTATGCCATAACCACCATCAGCACCTAAAGTACCTGCGGTGTAAGTAGCAGCAAGAGTGGCAGTTGTAGCCATACGAGCAGAAGCGTGTGCGTTGTTAGAAGCTAATGGGCCGACTAAACCCTGAACGCCTTGTGTACCTTGAACGCCAGTAAAGCCTTGTATTCCTGTATTTCCTTGAACACCCTGAGCGCCTGTACCTGTAGTTCCTTGGATACCGAGGTTACCTTGAATACCCGTATTACCTTGAACGCCTTGAACACCCTGGGTTCCTTGCAAACCAGTATTACCTGTGACACCCGTAGCGCCTTGAGTTCCTGTCGCGCCTTGTAAACCTGTTGCACCTTGTATGCCTTGAGAACCTGTGTTACCAGTATTACCGGTTGTGCCTTGAGTACCAGTTGCTCCTTGAGTTCCTGTTGTACCTTGAGTTCCAACGCCAGTTGTACCCTGCACACCTTGGCGGCCTTGAACGCCTTGAGTTCCTTGTGTTCCTAAAGTTCCCTGCGCGCCCGTTGTGCCTTGTAGTCCGAGCAAACCTTGTGTACCTGTCGCGCCTTGGGTTCCTGTAGTTCCCTGTGCGCCAGTTGTACCTTGCAAGCCAAGTAGTCCCTGTACGCCCTGTGCGCCTTGAGAGCCTGTATTGCCCTGAGTTCCCTGAACGCCTTGTACGCCCTGTGTTCCCTGTACGCCTTGATTACCTTGGATTCCCTGAGTGCCTTGTACGCCGACAGAGCCTTGAATACCAACTGAACCTTGGATACCTGTAAGTCCTTGGACACCACGAAGTCCTGCCTGGGCAATAGTTATGACCGGTGTGGTCGCTTGAATGTTTATGATGTCGCTCAACGCGATACCTCAGCGTTCACTTGAACATACCCTGCGCCTAAAACGATATTGCCACTAGAGCTTTGTAGTACGCAATCCCACTCGTACTTACCAGGAGCTACATTGACGATAGTTGCAACTTGAACCTGTGGTTGTGCGTTGGCTTGAAAGGTAATACCGCTACCTGTTGTCAGCGCAAGAACAGTTGTCTTGGCGAGCGCAGATGTGCGGAACTGTAGGAGTGGTGTATAGCCTGTGACATTCACGGTTGAGCCATCAGGATTGGTGTAACTAAATCCAATGTTCCATGCTTGGTTTTGGCGTAAGACTAGGTTGAGTGGGTCAGGAGTTTGGCTTAGGGATTGAGCCGTCATGTATTTCTCCTAAAGTGTTGAGCCGCATTTCATACAAACGCCAGCAGATTTGAGGTTGGGAAAAGAACAAGCAGGACAAAGTTTGCCCAAGCTTGATAGAGATGTGAGTGTTGCGCTGCCTTCGCTTAACTCAGTTAATGCCCACACCATTGCATCCATGCGGTCAGGTGAGTCTTTAGAAACACCCGGCTCCCATTCACACATTTGCTCTTCTAACTTAGAGAAGTAGCCAACATGGTGAACGCGACCTTGCTCATAGAGCGATGCGATTGGTTCGGCGCGTACTGCTTTACCTCGCGTGGCTGTCACCTTCTTAACAGGCACATTAGGATTTACTTGCTGTAATAGATGAACTACTAGATCGCCGCCATTGTTCGTTTCTGCGATGATGCGGTCTGCCTTATGTAGTTCAAACTCATTGAGTGCCACTCTTGCCCAAGTATCAGGGCTTGCCTTGAGGGTCTTGTCGGAAAGAATGTAATAGTGTCCGTTAGCGGCATAGCCAGCAGTAACGATACCTGTGAAATCTGAATCCTCACCTGATGTAACGGCAGGGTCTATGCCTACAACGATACGAACAAGTGCCGGTAGTTCTTCGGGCTTGATGCGAGCTGACTCTATCTGTGCGCGATTCCATAGCGCCCCAGGGTTATCGTCTAGGACTTCCCCAAATAACTCCTGCCTTCCCAACCGCGTATTAGCGTAGCGGTTCTGCATCTCAAGCAAAGCAGATTCCGAAAGGTTTTCAGAGTTTTCAAATGTTGAACCGCGTGTAATGTGCGTTGTATCGCGGCTAATTAAATCTTTAATGAGCTTCGTAGGTCGAGGCGTAGTCGTAACTACTACTTGAGGGTGTGAGCCTAAGCGCAGTCCGAACTGAAGCTGATTCCAACTATCTTCATATTGCCAAGCTGCTAACTCATCACACCAAGCGCCATGATGTTGAGGGCCACGAAGTCTGTCAGGTTCCTCAGCAGAGAATCCTTTAATGCGTGAGCCGTTAGCAAATGTATAAGAGTAGTTTGTGCGGTTGTAGGCTTTATCGTCATAAATGCCATACCGCTTGATAACGCTGATAAGTCCTGATTCGCCTTCAAAGCAGGTATCGCGTATGTCAGCCGATGTCCGAGCTATTACCGCCCAACGGGTTTTCTTCTGACTCAGGGCTTGGAATACTATCCACTCCGCTCCCGTTCGAGTCTTGCCCCATCCCCGACCCGACAGAATCAGCCAAGTCTGAAATGATGTCGGCGGAAGTTGATTCGGCCTGGCTATGCTCTCCCAAACTAATCTGCTCGCTGTCTGTATATCCGATTGCAGCAGTTCGGGCTTCGGCGATGAGATAGGCAAACTGTCTAACTCGTTCATCTAAATCGCCTCCATCCGTTACTGTTACTTCGTTCTGAATTTTAACTGGTTCATTCAGTCCAAAGAGTTTAGCGCGGGACTCGATGGTGCGTATAGCAATCATCGCGGCTTGTGGGTCTAAATCAGCAATCGCCTTAGCAAAGAAGGCGTTGAATATATCGTCTAAGCGTTCGCCTTCAATTCTTTGTAAATCCTCGCGTGGTTCTTTTTGATAGCGTTCCATAGCTCGGCGATAGGCTTTCATAGCTCCTGAATGATTGGCGAAGCCTGTTTGCTCGGCTATGTTGCGCCAACTAAAGCCTTGCCTACGCAAGTCCATGACCTTGTTCTCGGTATCAAGTTGAGCCGGTTCAGGCAGTTTGTTACCCATTATAGGTTACTTACATTTAGGAACATTTGAGTATCTTAGCGTATTTGTGAAAGGTTCAAGCGTTCGTCTAAAAGGTCATCAATAGCTTCTTGAATAGTTTGTTTTTTGCGCCAATTCATGCGGTTGCCGTACTCGTCTATCTTTAGACGGTCATTGAGGTAACCTATTGCTTCGTCAATTTCGGCGATGGTTATATCGCCCGAAACTATGACCATGAGGCGGCTCTTTCTAGTCGGGGAGCCTTCTCAAGCACAGAAATTCCAATGTAAGACACAGTTTCTCATACTTTTAGAAAATGTCAAATCCGATGGCGGGAGTCATGCGCCTTCTGTAAGGCATCTAGGTCGTAATGCTTCTTGCCGTTGTATTTCATAGATTTAATCTTATCATCCTTAATCCACCTGTAAATTGTGGCTTTGGAAACTTTATAGATTTTGGCGGCTGATTCTAGGTCAATGACTCTCAATCATCTTTCCTAACAATCGCCATTTCTTACTGTCCCAAATAGTGTCACACGCCCTGCATTTGATCTCAAAAGTTCTATCTAGTTGCTGAGGGTTAATGCGTAAAGTAGCTCCGCAAGGCTTTTCATCTTGTCCGATAGTAGGGCATCTGCCAATAGTGATCTCATCTGATTTATGACCTAGAACAAATTGTATTTTGTGCGCCGTTGTAATGACTGTTGTGGCAAGTTTATCTGCATCAGGGTAATCGGTACGCGCCCACTCAGAACGCTTTAAGATGTATTCAACCGTCATGGTAATTTTGTTTAACTCTTCACCGCGAAATGTAATGCGGGTTTCCTGGCGTATAGAGCGCATTTTAGTTTCATGTTCCATAAGTGGCCGACTAATCCCTCCGGTGCGTAGGTGTAGCGTTTCTAACTTTACAGGAATGGGTGATGACTCACCGCTTCCCGACACGCGTTCACCGTAACCTTTAGTGGGTAAAAGTTCAGACTCAAGTTCTGTATAGCAAGCAGGAAACTTCTCTAGTTGCGACATGGCGTATTGCCAGCAGTTATCGCAAATTGAGTAATCCTGAAACTTTTTACAGTTGGCACATTTCATTTATTGCGTTTAGCCTTAAATGCCTCTACCTGTTCGCGGCTATAAAAGACAAGCTTGCCTTCTTTTTTTACCCAACGCAAATGACCGCGATGTTGTATTTGGTGAAGGTTGTTGTGGGTAATGCTAAGAAGTTCGCATACCTCTTTAGAGGTTAGGAGTTCCAAAATGAGTCTGTTTCAGCCTGTGGCTTAGGTTGTGCGTATTTTGCTTTAGGTTTAACTCCCCACTCTTCAGCCTTGATTTCAATACCTACCTTGGTTGTTCCATCTTTGGCTTGATAAGTTGAAACCTTAAGTTTTCCAATAACAGTAACTTTGTCACCTTTTTTAATTTCAGTTGCGCTTTCGGCATCTTTACCTGATATAGAAATGCGATACCAAACAGTTTCGCCATCTACCCATTCGCTACCTCTGCGTTCGCGTGGGGTTTCAGCTAATGAAAATGATGTAACGGCAAACTCACCGTTAGCGCCTTTAATAAATTTAATTTCGGCATCTGTGCCGACATTGCCTGTTACTTCAACTCTTGC